TGGTTTCGCACGCCGCCCGGAGCCAGACAGATTTTCCTCCTGTCTTACTACCGGACGCCCTGCCGAAGGGCGGGGCATCCACCGCAGCCCCGGAGCTGCACGGGACAACGTTTCGCCGGCGGGACGGCGGGAAAAACCCGAATACGGCGAAAGGAGGGCATGAGGTATGGAGAAAAAGAAGGGCTACATCGGCAGTATTGCCAACGTAGGCAGCCAGCGCGTGGAAGCGCCCGCCCAGAAGGCGGCGCCTGCCCAGAAGGGCACCGTGCGCTTTACCGGTAACGACCTTCGGACCGGCACCGGCGCCACCAAGGGCAAGCGCAAGTAAGCACGATTTTGTTGCCTTCAACAAAATCGCCGCCTGCGGGCGGGACATTTCGCTTGGCCCCGGCGGAAAAGGGGCGTATTCGCACCGAACGCGGAAAAATCGGAAAGGAGAACACCATGAACGGATTGACGGAACAGGACTATGCGGAGGCCTTCGGCGTGGAGCTGCCCGATGAGGGCGGCGAGACAGGAGGCACGCAGGAACCTGTGGAAAGCGGTACCGGCGGCGCCGGTGAAGAAGGCGCGGCACAGGAGCCGGGCACGGAGGCCCATGAGGACGGCGGAGATCCTGCTGAAGCGGGAGACGGCGCAGCAGCGCCGGGCGCGGAAGCGGGACAGAGCGCCGAGGAGCGCAGCCGGCAGGCCTACGGACGCCGGGCGCGGGAACGCGAGGCAGAACGTCAGGCTCTGACAGCGGCGGCGCAGGCCCGTGTGGACGCGGTGTATGCCGACCTGTTCGCGGGGCAGACGAACCCCTACACCGGCCAGCCCATCCGCACGGAGGCGGACTTCCGGGCCTATCAGGAGGCCAAGGCCAGACAGGAGCGCGAGGAGCAGATGCTCTCCGCCGGCGTGGATCCGGCGGCACTGCAGGGCATGGTGGATGACGCCGTGAAGCCCCTGCGGGAGCAGGTGCAGCGCCAGCGCCTGGAGGGCATGAGTGCCGAAGCGCGGAACGTGACCGCGCAGGCACAGGCGGCCATCCGGCAGGGCCTTGAGGCGGTGCGCGTGAAGTACGACAGCGGCATACAGACGTTGGAGGACATCGTGGCCATGCCCACCGGGGCAGCCTTCCGCGGCTATGTGGAAAAGGGCCTGTCCATCGAGGATGCCTTCTACATGGCCAACCGGGACGCCGTGGACAAGCGGCGCATGGAGGCGGCCAAGCAGGCGGGCATCAAGCAGGCCAGCGGCAAGCGCCACATGGCACCGGTGCCCGGCGCTGCGGGCGAGGCACCCTATGTCGCCACACCGCGGCAGAGAGAGATGTACCGCGAGATCAATCCCAATGCGACGGACGACGAGATCAATGCCGCATACGGAGAATTCTACAAACAGTGAAGCCCCGACACGGGGCGGGAAAGGAGATAACAAACTATGTTCATGCTTAGCAGAATGCTGGTGGGCAATACGCCCCCCATCGTGTATATGCAGCCCACTGACGGCGAGACCTACCAGGTGGGCGAGGCGCTGAAGCTGGCCAGCGGCAAGGTGACGCTGTGCAGCGGCGCCGCGGCGCCCAGCCATGTGTGCGTGGGCCCCATCGACGACAACGGCGTAGTGCCGTGCGTGGAGGTGCAGAAGTACATGGAGTTCGAGACCACCCTCGGCGTGGCCCCGGCGGACTCCGCGACCGTCGGCGTGGGCGACAAGGTCACCCTGCACACCGACGGTATGCAGGTCACCGCCACCAAGACCGGCGGCGTGGCAGAGGTCACCGGCATCGACGGCCAGACCGTCGGTTCCCGTGTGACGGTGAAGTTCTAAGCGAAGAAAGGAGATACATAACATGAGTGGTTTTCTGACCGTTTCTATCGGTTCCGGGCTGAACGGGACCATCTACGGCGATTGCCAGGTGCCGCTGAAGGCATTTCTGGAGAGCCGGGGCGAGGCGTTCCAGCGTGAGAGCCTGCTGCCCTATCTGTACCGCATGGAAAAGAGCCGCCACTGGGCGGAGCGCTATTCCAGCGAGACCGCTATGGGCGACTTCGAGCCCGTGGGAGAAGGCGGCGATTATCCCAAGACCGGCTTTGAGGACGGCTACTTCCGGGACATCGTGAACATGACCTTCAAGCAGTCCTTCTCTGTGACGCAGGAGCTGGTGGAGGACTGCCTGCTGGGCACCATGAAGCAGCGCGCCAACAAGCTGGTGACCGCCTACGGCCGCACCCGCGAGAAGTTCGGCCGCATCCTGTACGCCGGCGGCCTGTACGGCACCACCGTTTCCTACAAGGGCAAGACCTTCGCCTGCGGCAGCGCCGATGGGCAGGCCCTGTTCTCCAAGACGCACCCCAACAAGGTCAACGGCGCCAAGCAGACCAACCTGTACAAGGGTACCTTCACCAACACCCTGCTGGGCAAGATCGAGACAGAGATGCAGAACATCAAGGGCGACAACGGCGAGCTGCTGGGCGTGGCCCCGGACACCATCTGGATCCCCAACGATGCCGCGCTGAAGGACGCCGTGTTCTCCGCCGTGGGCGCCGACAAGGAGCCCACCTCCGGCAACAACGCCTTCAACTACCAGTTCGGCCGCTGGAACATCATCGTGGATCCCTATCTGAACGCTGCGCTGACCGATCTGGGCAAGAGCAACGAAAAGCCCTTCTTCCTGCTGGACAGCAAGTTCATTGAGCTGAACGACGGCCCCATCTTCCAGGACCGCGTGCCTCTGGACGTGAAGTCTGTCATCGACAACAACAATGACAACAACGTCTGGCAGGGCCGCGCCCGCTTCGGCGCAGGCTTCGCCGACTGGCGGTTCGTCGCTGTGGGCAATATGTCCACCGGCACCGACCTCACCTAAGAGGAAGGCGGTGGCGGCATGACATGGGGAGATGTGAAGCTGGCTGCACTGCAGACCATGTACTCCAACGAAGGCGCTGTGCTGACGGAGGACGACATCAACCGCGAGTATATCAATGCCATGCCCGCTAAGGCCAACGAGGCGCTACAGCAGATCGCGTCCGTTGGCCGCCCCATCCTCAAGTCGTGGCAGATCGAGATCGACGCCGACACCGACGAGCCGGCGGTGACAGCGGAGAAGCTGATCCTGCCCAAGACAAAGGACCTTTACAAGATACCCCTGCAGGACTACCTGCCGCGCTTCCGCTGCCTGAACAGCAGCGAGGTCATGTTCGCCGACGGCACCGCCTACGGTACCGCGGAGGACTGGAGCATGGAGGGCGACGACGTGTTCGTCATCCCCGGCTGCGTGGTAGGCACCTACACACTATGGTACAAGGCATACCCGCAGACCATCACGGCGGAAACGCCGGATGAGGAGACGATAGACCTCGCAGCGGAGGCCGCTGTACTGATCCCGCTGTACATCGCGGCGGAGCTGTACAAGGAGGACGACATCTCCATAGCGACCATATTGCGGAATGAGTACGAGGACGGTCTTGTGAAGGTGCAGACAGCTTACGCATCCAGCGGATCGGGCATCCGGTCCGCTGGTGTTCGTAATACGACAGGGTGGTGGTAAGGCATGGCTCAATTCACGGTACCGGCGGCAAGCAAGAAGTACAGCGTGGTGGTGGAGGCGTTCCGGGGCGTGGACCTGAACAACAGCCCCAGCAACGTGGACAAGTCCAGGTCCCCGGAGGCCCCCAACATGATACGCGACCAAGTGGGAAAGGTCCGAAAGCGGACAGGCTACACCACGATGGTGACGGCCTACGGCAACGCGGCTATCAACGGCATCCACCGGCTGGCTGGTGAGGTGCTGGTCCATGCCGGCGGGAAGCTGTACCGGCGGAACATCGGCACGGACGGCGCGTGGACACTGGAGGCCATAGGGGACATGGCGGACGCCAGGAGCCGCAGCTTCGTCTTCGACGAGAAGCTGTATCTGCTGGACGGCAGCGTGTACCGAGTCTATGACGGCACAACGCTTTCGGCGGTGAGCGACAACGCCACGGTGCCGACGATCATCATCTCCCGCCGCCCCACCGGCGGCGGAACGGCCTACCAGGGGCTGAACCTCATCGGAAAGAAGTGGACGGAGAGCTTCCTCGGCACGAAGGACGCTACGGTGTACCAGCTGACCACGGAGGGGCTGGACAGTGATCCTGTGACGGCGGAGGTGCTGAACAGTGACGGCGAGTGGGTGGCCAAGGTGGAAAACACGGACTTCACCGTGGACAGGGAAGCGGGGAAGGTGACGTTCAACACCGCGCCGGGGGAGAGCCCGGTGACGGGACAGGACAACGTGCATATCACCGCCTCCAAGACGCGGGAGGGGTACGCGGATACCATCAACCACTGCACCATCCCGGCGGTGTACGGCGTGGGCGGTGCCACGGACCGGGCGTTCCTCAGCGGGAACAGCGACAAGAAAGGCACCGATTTCTACAGCGAGTTCGACGATCCGGCATTTTTCCCGGACACCAACTACACCAAAATAGCCCGCGACGGCGGCGAAGTGGTGGGGTACACCGTGCTCAGCAACACGCTGGCGGCGTTCCTCACCGGCAGCGCCGACGGCCGGAACGTGGTGGTGCGTACCGGCTCGCTGAACGAGGACGGCGAGGCGGTATTCCGCATCACCAACACCATCATCGGGCAGGACGCGGTGGCGCCGGGCACCTTCTGCCGGACGGACAAGGAGCCGCTGTTCCTGACGGACCGCGGCGTGTTCGCCATCACGGCGGAGGAGCTGACCGGCGAGAAGTACAGCCAGGAACGCAGCTACTACATCGGCAGCGCCATCCGCGAAGCGGAGGACCGTAGCGCGGCCAGCGCGTGCATCTACGGCGACTTCTACGCCATGGCGCTGGACGGCACGATGTATCTGCTTGACCTGCAGCAGAAGACCTACGAGAAGAACAGCCCCTACAGCAGCTTCCAGTATGAGTGCTACTACTTCCCGGACATCCCGGCCCGCGTCATGTTCACGGATAAGGACGGCGCGCTGTGCTTCGGAACGGCGGACGGGAAGCTGTGCCGGTTCGCGTCGGATCCGGACAGCCCGGCCAGCTACAGCGACGACGGCGAGGCTATAACGGCATACTGGGACACGGCGGACTTCGACGGCAACCTGTTCTTCCAGACCAAGTCGTTCACAGGCGTGGCCGCCCGACTGGCGGCGGCACCTGTTACCGGCGTGAAGATCTACGCGCTGGTGCGGGGTATCTGGAAACAGGTATACGACGCTAAGAGCAAGGCCCGGTACCTGAGCTTCGATTACATCGACTTCGCGAAGTTCACCTTCAGTGGAGATCAGACGCCGCGCACGCTGTACGGCAAGGTGAAGCTGAAAAAGGTAGACAAGGTGCGGTTCCGCCTGCGGAACGACGAGGTGAACGAACCCTTCGGCCTGTACGCCTTCGGCGTGCAGTACAAGGAGCCGGGCACCAACTACAGGAGATAAGGCGGTGAATACATGGGACTGAGCGATTTCAAGATCACGGATGCCGACATTACCAGTAAGGGCGTACAGGCATCCCCGGACCAACTCAGCGGGACGGCTGAGGACAACAAAAAGGTCTTTGACCGGCTCACCTCCGGGCCGGTTAGGGACGGGCACAACAAGCTCATCGACGCGCTGGTCGCGCTGGGCGTGGAGCAGCTCATCCAGTACGGCAGCGAGGACATCAAGTACATCCGGCTGAATGCGGACGAGCACATCGAGGTATCCTCGGACGGCGCGACATGGACGGAGGTGGCCTCGTCCGGGCACCTGATCTACGATGCGGCGGGGCGGAAGATGCCGCAGCGGAGCCGGCTGAAGTTCGGCGGGGCCAGTGTGGTAACGGACGACGGCACCTACACCATCGTATCCGGCGTGAAGGGCGACAAGGGCGATACCGGCGCGAAGGGCGACAAGGGCGATAAGGGCGACACCGGCGACCAGGGGCCGCAGGGCGCGGCATGGTATCCGGCGGTGGACGGCCTGGGCAACCTCACCTTCGTGCTGAGCGAAACGGCCACGCCGCCGCCCGCCTACAACATCCGCGGCCCCCAGGGCCCCCAGGGCGTACGGGGTTTGCAGGGCGCCGCGGGCGCAACAGGCCCACAGGGCATCCAGGGCCCACGCGGTTTGCAGGGCGCCAAGGGCGAGAAGGGCGCCACCGGTGCCACAGGTGCCACCGGCCCTGCCGGTCCTGCCGGCGCGCAGGGCGCACAGGGCATACAGGGCCCACAAGGCGAGACCGGCCCGCAGGGCGCGACCGGTGCCACCGGCCCCGCAGGCCCCACCGGGCCGCAGGGCCAGAAGGGCGATCCCGGCGAGGACGGCAAGTCCTTCACCATTCAGGACATTTACACGACGCTGGCGGCGCTGAAGCAGGCGTTCCCCACCGGCAACGAGTACGCCTACCAGGTGACGGCGGAGGACGATGAGATCTTTATATGGTCTGAGCTGGCCACGGACTGGGTGAGCCTCGGCAAGCTGCAGGGCCCGCAGGGCCCCCAGGGCCCCACCGGCGCCACCGGCGCACAGGGTCCCAAGGGAGACACCGGCGCACAGGGACCGCAGGGCGTGCAGGGTATCCAGGGTGAAAAGGGCGAGCAGGGCGCTACCGGCGCCACAGGCCCCACCGGCCCTACCGGCCCGGAGGGACCGGAAGGCCCCCAGGGCCCCCAGGGCGAGACCGGCCCGCAGGGCGAGCAGGGCATCCAGGGCCCGCAGGGCGAGGCAGGCGAGAGCGCCTACACCGCCGCCAGCAAGGGCGGCTACACCGGCACGGAAACGCAGTTCAACAGCGACCTGGCCAAGATCGGGAACAAGGCGGACAAGACGGCGCCCGCAGCGGCGGGCAACCTGGCCGCGCTGGACGCGGCGGGAAACCTGGCCGACAGCGGCAAGAAGGTGGGCGACTTCCAGAGCAAGGTGACGGCCAGCGGACTGCTGAAGGGCGACGGCGCCGGCGGCGTGACCGCGGCGGCGGCAGGCGCGGACTACTCCGGCCCCAAGGCCACGGTGACGGCCACGCTGCTGGCGTCCGGCTGGACGGGCAGCGAGGCGCCCTTTGTGTACACGCTGGCCATCGCCGGGGTAACGGCCACCAGCTATCAGGAGCTGGTGCCGGCGGTGAACATCACGGCGGAGCAGCTGAAGGCATTGCAGGCGGCCAACATCACGGACGCCGGACAGGCGGCGGGCAGCATGACGCTGAAGGCCTACGGCAAGAAGCCCACCGTGGACATCCCCATCCGCGTCATCAAGGAGGGAGAGTAAAGAAATGCCTACTATCATTCGATTTGGCGGCGGCGCCGGGGACGGCGCGCAGAAGCTGGTGGTGAACGTGGACAGCGGCGCCACGGTGACGGCCCGGAAGGGCAGCGTGGCGGTGAGCGCCGTCAGCGAGAACGGACAGGCAGTGCTGAAGCTGGATGAGGCGGGCACCTACACGGTGAGCGCCAGCAAGGATGGCATTACCACGCCGGATGTGAAGACGGCCACGGTGCCGCAGGAGCTCACCCTCAGCTTCGTGGCGGCGGAGCTGAACACCAACAGCTGGGAGATGATCAAGGCGGTATCGGACGCCGGGCAGGGGGCCAACTACTGGTCCGTGGGCGACACGAAGGACGTGACGCTCTCCGGCACCTGGCAGAGCCTCAACGTGTCCAATGTGACCGTCAAGGCGTTCATCATCGGCTTTGACCACAACAGCGCCGTGGAGGGCGAGCACCGCATCCACTTCCTTATGGGCAAGATCGGAACCGCTATGGTGGCCTTCTGCGACAGCCAGTACGGCAACCAGACCAGCGGCGCGTACTTCACCATGAACACCACGAACACCAACTCCGGCGGCTGGGAGGCCTCCCGAATGCGGAAGACGGTGCTGGGCAATAGCAACACACCGGACGTGCCTCTGCAGGGCAGTCTCATGGCGGTGCTGCCAGAGGACCTGTTGGCGGTGATGAAGCCGGTGACGAAGTGGACGCAGAACAGCTCGATATTGTCGGCCACCACGGACTACACGTTCCTCATGGCAGAGTTTGAGATCTTCGGCGCGCGGACGTATGCCAACAGCGCCGAGCAAAGTAAGCAGGCGCAGTACGACTACTTCAAGGCGGGCAACCCCAAGGTGTTCCACAAGCACTCGGCGACCACCACGGCGGCCGCTGCCTGGCTGCGCTCGCCGTATGCCAGCATCAGCACCAGTTTCTGCAGTGTGAGCACGTCGGGCACCGCGAACTACGGCTATGCCAGCTTTTCGCGTGGCGTGGCCCCCGGCTTTTGCGCGTGATCGGGCGAAGCCCGGCATCGGAAAGACTATCCCCCGGCGGAAGCCGGGGGAGCGAAAGGAGAAGGGGCCAAAATGAGCGTACCGGCCTATAAGAGGCAGAAGCCGGATCCGGAAAGGCCGCGGGATCCGGAGTTCGTGCTGCTGAGTAAAAAGCTGTATGTGGAGGTCATCGACCTGCTCTCGTGCATGAGCGCACGGTACGGCCGGCTGATCGCCGTACCGACGGCGGAGCTGGCCGGGGAGGTACAGGACTTCGCCGTGAAGGCCAACGACGTGTTCCCCAGCGACGGGCAGAAGCTGGCGCTGCGGCGGGAGTACCTGCTGCGCTGCCACGCTGCGGCCAAGGCGCTGGGCGAGAGGATGGACAAGGTGCACGAAGTGCTGCGGTCCAACCCGGAGGGCGCCTTCCGCAACGGCAAGGGCGCCACGCTGAACGCCGAGGCAGCACTGAAAAAGCTGCACCGGATGGAAACGGACGTGGGCGCCGACTGCGTGGCGCTGCGTAAGAAGCTGGAGGCGGTGGCCGACAGCGATAAGCGCCGGTATATGGCGCAGGAAAAGAAAAGGAAGTCATAAGACTATGGGTGTGTCTCTGAATAAGTGCCCGACCGTGTTGGCGGTGGGAGGCGGTCAATGCCTGGCTGCGCTCGCCGAATGCCAGCAACAGCAACAATTTCTGCAATGTGAACACGTCGGGCACCGCGAACAACAACAATGCCAGCAATTCGCTTGGCGTGGCCCCCGGATTTCGTGCCCCCTCTACGCTTGGAGGGTGAGCAGGTCGAACAGCAACAGGACCTTGCGCGAAAGGAGAGGCACTTCCCGCGACGGCGCACGCCGTCCGAAACCGTCTTCCGCACCGCTGCACGGACGCTTGCCGGAACGCCAAGGAACGGCGTTCCGACACACCCGCCGGGACTATGGCGGGCGCTTGCATGGCGGAGAATGTGCCTACCTCCGTTTCATGTGCCGCGGGAGAGCAGAGAACACGCAGGGCGGCACGGCCCGACGCTGCCGGGAGACTACCACATGACAAGCGCGGAGCGCCGGGAGGGGCGCTATCAACGACGGAAGGCACGGCGGCAGGAGCGCGGGCAGCGGCGCATGGCGGCGCTGGGTACGCTGGAGGACATCGCCCGGTTCGACCGGATGTACCAATGCGGAAAGGACTGCTGCCGGGGCGTGCGGTGGAAAACCAGCATACAGGCATTCGAGGCGGAGCTGTTTATGCGGACAGCGTGGAGCTGCCGCCTGGTGGAAAGCGGGGCATGGCACCCGCAGCGGAGGCCGGTACACTTCACCGTGATGGAACGAGGCAAGGTCCGACCTATCGACGCGCCCCATGTGGACGACAGGCAGGTGCAGAAGGCACACAGCCGGTTCGTGCTGACGCCCTGCTACGGCCCCGCCATGATCTACGACAACGGGGCCAGCCAGCAGGGCAAGGGCCTGGAGTTCGCCTACCGGCGGCTGAAAAGGGCGCTGATGCGGCACTACCGCCGCTATGGCCGGGAGGGCAGTGTGATCCTGTGCGACCTCAAGGAGTTCTTTCCCTCGGCGCCGCGCCGGGCACTGCTGGACCGCCACCGGCGGTATATGCCGGAGGGGCCCATCCGGGCACTGGCGGACGAGATGGTGCTGACGGCACCGGAGACTGAGCCGGGCCGGGGTATGCCACTGGGCATGGAGCAGAGCCAACAGGAGATGGTGGCTCTGCCGTCAGCGGTGGATAACTGGCTGCGGTGCCAGATGCACATGGAGGCGCAGCACTACATGGACGACTATGTGATCCTGGTACCGCCGGGCGTGGACGCGGCGGCGGTGCTGGAGGCGTTCATCGCACGGTGCGAGGCGCTGGGGCTGCGTGTAAACCGCAGGAAGTGCCGCTATGCGCCGCTGCGGCGGCCCTTCCGCTACTGCAAGACGAAGTTCCGGCTGACGGAAACGGGCCGGGTGGTGACGCACCGCACCGGGGACGCACAGAGGCGCTGCCGGCGGAAAATGCGCCTGCTGGCCGCCAGGGGCGACTGGGAGGGCGTAAGGGCGCAGATCGTGAGCGCCAAGGGCTACTACAAGAGACACAACGACAACGGACGCTTGACAGCGCTGCGGGCGCTGCACAGCGCACTGCGAAAGGAGAGGGCAGCATGAGGTATGTATGTCACAGACGGGCGCGGTTCGAGGGCATATCCGGCAGGGTGAACATCCCCTACGGCGCCGCGCTGGAGAGGCGGGGCGACTTCCTATACTACCAGGGGCGGCAGCTCTGCGCGGCCGGGAGCCAGCGGGCCCATGAGCATTTCAAGCGGGACGACGATGGGCAGGGCCTGCGGCGCGGGGCGCTGACGGAGGCCATCTGCAAAACGCTGGAGCGCCGGGACGCCGGACACCAGGACAGATGGGACCGGGTGTGGGTGGACAAGCTGTGCGGGAAGTACCGGCACCCGGACCACGAGGACCACTTCCTCTGGGGCAACGCCTTCTTTGAAGCACCCATCGCAGATCTGAACTACATCGCCGCGCTGGTGGGCGCGGGAAAGGAGCGTTAGACCATGTATGTATTCAAGAGGGACGGCCAGGAGGTGGCCGCGCAGGAATGGCCGGTATGGGTAAAGCTGCAGGAAAACGGCTGCTACGGCCTCTGTGAGGCCGCTGACGCGCAGGGCGTCGTGCTGGGCGGCAAGGTGTATTCCCTGAGCAACCGGACGCCCATGGAGGGCACGGAGGAGGTCGCAGCGGAGGTCGTGGAGAGCGTGCCGTACCTGCGGGAGAAGATGGACACGATAGAGAGCCAGTTGTCCGTACAGACGTCAGCCACGGAAGTAGTCTTTGTAACGCTGGCGGAGGCGGGAACCATCGACGCCGTGACGGCGGGAGAACACCGGACGATGTTCGCCGCGTGGACCGCAGGCGTGGCCTATACGGTGGGCCAGCTCCGCAACTACGGCGAGAAGCTGTACCGCTGCGTACAGGCCCACACGTCCCAGACAGGCTGGGAACCGGACAAGGCAGCGTCCCTGTGGGCGGCGGCAGCGGATCCGGCGGAGGCGTGGCCGGCATGGAGCCAGCCCACGGGCGCGCACGATGCCTATAGTGCCGGGGACAGAGTGAGCCACAACGGCAAGCACTGGACCAGCGACGCGGACGGCAACGTGTGGGAGCCGGGCGTGTACGGCTGGACGGAGAACGCCGATGGGTGAGCTGGAGGTCATTGAGGCGCTGTGCTGCCTGGTGGAACGCGCCGTGGCCGTGATACGAGATGAACAGACGAAGGAAGCGCTGCTGCGGGAGCTGGACGCTGCCACAGGGGCGGAGGACATGACGAAAGCGCCCTGACCGGGCGCGGAAAGGAGCGAGACATGAAAGAGACTATGAACCCTATTTCTGCGGTGGTGGCCGCCGCGCTGGGCGTGCTGAGCGCCTATATGGTGCAGCTTTTTATCCCCCTGATCGTGCTGGTGATCGCCATGGTGGTGGACTACGGCACGGGGATGGCCAAGGCGTGGTCTGCCGGTGAGCTGTGCAGCCGGACGGGCATCAAGGGCATCATCAAGAAGGTGGGCTATCTTGTGATCGTGCTGGTGGCGATGGGCGCGGACTATCTGCTGCGCTACGGCATGGAGCAGGTGGGCATCCACATCAACGTGGATTTCCTCATCGCAGCTATTGTGATCGCATGGCTGATCATTAACGAATTGATCTCCATTCTCGAGAACGTGGCGGCCATCGGCGCGCCGGTGCCGAAGTTCCTGGTGACGCTCATTAAAAAGCTGAAGAACGTTACCGAGAGCCACGCGGAGACTGTGGCGGCGGACACGGAGGGCGCGAACGATGAAAATTAACGAGGTGGACTACAAGTGGAACGGCTCGCTGACGAAGCGGGCCGCCACCACGCGGATCATCCTGCACCACGCAGCGGCTAAGACCTGCACGGCGCAGCAGATCCACAGCTGGCACCTGGCCAACGGCTGGGTGGGCATCGGGTACCACTTCTTTGTCCGTAAGGACGGCTCCGTCTACCGGGGCCGTCCGGAGGACACGGTAGGCGCCCACGCCGGCAACAACAACTACGACAGCATCGGCGTGTGCTTCGAGGGCAACTACATGACGGAGACCACCATGCCGGAGGCCCAGCGGGCCGCGGGTGCGGAGCTGGTGGCCTATCTGAAGCAGAAGTACGGCATCACGAAGGTACAGAAGCACCGGGATGTGAACGCCACCGGGTGCCCCGGCGACAACTTCCCCTTCGAGGCCATCGCCTACGGTACGCCGGTGGAGCCGGAGAAGCCGGAGGAGCCCTGCGTGAATATCACGCTGGCGCTGTATATGCTGGCCAAGGGCAGCAAGAGCCAGCAGGTGAAGCTGCTGCAGCGGACGCTGATCGGCTGGGGCTACAGCGTGGGCGTATACGGCGCGGACGGTGATTTCGGCGCGGCCACGGAGAAGGCGGTCAAGAAGTTCCAGACAGCCAATAAGCTGGCCGCCGACGGCATCGTAGGCAAGAACACATGGACGGCCCTGCTGAGGGTGTAAGGAGGTAAGGGATATGGCAAGGTACAACGGAAACATCATCCAGACCACCAACAAGAATAAGAACAAGACCACCGGTACCGGGAACAACCGGGGAGGCACCAAAGCCGGGGGCAGTATCAACGGCGCACTGACCGGCGCTGTTTTCGGCGGCGGGGGCACCGGGATCAAGGGCGGATCCTCCGGTGGGGGCAAGGGAGCGGTCTCTGCGCCTCCGGGCTATAAGACCGTACAGGTGGGGCGTCTTACCGGCGTAGCGAAGGATACGAGCTCCTCCGGCGGCACCACCAAAAGCAGCGGCGGCAGCGGTTCCGGCGGGAGCCTTGCCGGCGGCGTGGCCGGGGCCATCGCCGGTGCGGTGAAGGATGCTGCTAAGAACGTGGCGCAGGGCAGCTACTCCGGCGGGAGCTACGGTGGAAGCTACGGCAGTTCCGGCAGCTCCTCCGGCAGCGGCTACAACAACGGCGGCCTGAGCGCTGACCAGGTCCGGCAGATGCAGGAATACTACGGAACCACCGCAGACGGCCTGTGGGGCGCGAATTCCAAGGCGGCAGCGGGCGGCATGAGCGCCGCCGAGGCGTGGAACGCCTACCGGGAGGCGCTGGCGCAGGACGAGCTGAACGGCGATATGTCGTGGGAGAACTTCCTGGACCGCATGGGCGGCACCGACTATGAGCAGCGCCTGCGCGATGCCGTCAACGCGCAGGTGCAGCAGGCCGTAAACGACTACAACCGCCAGATCGAGCAGGCGGGCACCAGTCATGAGGAAGCGGCACGCCGGGCGTACATCAACAAAATGCTGTCCCAGCGGAACATGGAACAGGAGCTGGCGGCCAGCGGCGTGTACGGCGGCATGGCGGACAGCCAGCGGATCGCGGCGGAGGCCGACTATCAGAACGACCTCACCGACCTTGAGACACAGTACAACGACACGATGGCGCAGCTGCGGCAGGCCATCACGGCAGCCCGGCTGTCCGGCGACGCGCAGATCGCGGAGCAGATGGCAAACTACCTCAGCCAGGTACAGAGCGAGTACCGGAACTATCTGCAGGAGCGCATGGCCGCCCGGCAACAGTCCGCCGGCGGCACCGCGAGATATCAGTCCTACGGCGGAGGCGGGGTGGCCACGCAGGAACAGGGCAGCGCCGCAGGGGCCGGCACCGGTCTAAGCAATTACAACGCCGTGAAAAACAACATCATGCTGTACGCCTCCCGCGGTATGACCGGCGTGGCCAACCGCCTTATCCAACGGGCGTGGGGGCAGCTGAGCGCGGCACAGCAGAGTGATCTCGCGGCGACCATGAGGCAGAACGGCTGGACAAGCTGACAGGAGGGCTCTATCATGGCTAAGAAGTCTATGGCTATGACCATCACCGAAAAAAAGACCAAGCAGAGCAAGGCAGGGGCACGCAGTGTGTCCCTGCCCTCTGCGCTTCCTGCGCTGCAGATGCCGAAGCTGGTGACTCCGGCCAAGACATCGGGGACGCAGATGCCCGTGCTGGGGAAAACCACGTCCAAGGGCGTTGGCATCGTGCAGTCCGTGGCGAACGGATCCGGCACACAGAGTAGCGGGAGAACCACGGCACCGAAGGTGAAGACCGTGAAGCCGACACGGCAGTCGGCGGTGGACCGGGCGGCGAACATCCGCGCATTCGGCGCGGGCGACTACTCCGGCGGCGGAGAGCTGCTGGAAAAGGCGTACAAGACCGCACGCGGTGCGGTAAAGGGTATCGGCTCCTCCTATGCCAACATCGGCGGCAGCGCCGTGGAGGGCATGGGCAACCTGCAGGAGACCATGCAGAGGGGGGAGTACGACAAGAAGATCCAACAGATGAAGGACAACAAGGCCTTCTATGAGCAAGCGCTGAAAACCGGCGTCAACCCCCGCACGGGTAAGAAGCTGACGGTGGACGAGAGAAGCCGGTACTACAAGATACTCAACACGCAGTACACCGACGGCAAGATCGCCCAGATGGAGAACGTCTACAAGGACGCCACGGCGAACCAAAAGGCCCGGACGATGGAGGCCGCCAACGCCGCCTTCGCCGCTTCGGACCGCCTGAAGGCCAGCGCCGACAAGGACGTGGCCGCCGCCAAGGAGGGCAGCGGCAAGGTGGGGCAGTTCCTTGTGGATCTGGGCTACACCGGCACGCAGCTCCTGGCCGACACGGCGGCGAACGCCATCGCACCGGGCGCGGGCATGGTATCCATGGCCAGCCGTGTGTACGGAGACGCCTCCGCCGAGGCCCGGCGGGAGGGTAAGACAGCCGGGCAGCAGGCGCTTTCAGGCCTGAAGGGCGCCACCATTGAGGTGCTGACGGAAAAGCTGTTCGGCGGTCTCGCCAAGGCTTACGGCGCCGGTACGGCGGACGAGCTTGTGAAAAAAGTGGCCGACAAGCTGACCAAGACAGAAGCAGGCCAGCGGGCCGCTGTGTGGCTCATCAACTCCGGCGGTGAAGGCCTTGAAGAAGTCGTTTCCGACGTGCTGAACCCGCTGGCGGATCGGGCGCTGGGGCTGGACGACGGCACCGGGGCCATCTTCACAACGGACGACGCGGCGCAGATGGCCTATGATTTCCTGCTGGGCGGCACTATGGGGCTTATCGGCAGCAGCGGTCAGCTGCGGAGAGGGCGGACGGTGCAGATGCCGACGCTGGAGCGCACGACGCAGGAGACAGCAGCAGCGGAAATGCCGCGGTTTTCGACGGAACCGGGAGCACAGGGCACGCAGACGGCACCGGGCGTAACCTTTGACGCCGAAACGCAGAACGCCGCAGAGAGGCTTACAGAGCCGAATACGGCGGCGGGGAAAATCACCATGCCGCGGGTGACGGATGCCGCAGGGAATACATACGCCCAGCGGCAGGCGGCGGCGACGTTCAATGACGGTACCAAGAGCGACGCCGAGGGCGTTCTGAGCCTGCTGCGGTCCAACATCCCCGCCATCGAGGGCGTGGAGCCCGTGGCCAACGTGACCGGCCAAGAGGTGGGGAAAACCGGCAGGGCCACAGACCGGGTGTACAACTTCTTCCAAAGCATCGGCGGGAAGGTGCGCCGCGAAGGGTTCGGGGATGTGCTGTTCACCATGCGAAGGGTGAAAAACAGCGTGGTCGGGCACGGATCAGGCGAGGCGAAGATACAGCTGGCAGCCGCCGTTCCCGGCGTAATAGAAAACGGTGTGCAGATCAACTACACACCGAATTGGAAGGGGAGGGGGTACGACAGCTATGTATTTGCCGCGCCCGTGACCTATGACGGAAAACGGACCTATGTAACGGCCATCGTGACAAAAGACAGCGCAAACCGCTATTACCTGCACGAGGCACTGGACGCGGAGGGGAACGTGCTCTACAAAAAAGCAGAAGGCATCGATGCCGCCTCCGACACGCCCGCGGCAGAACCGCGCAACCATGTAGCTGACATCGAGCCTTCTATTGACAGTATAGCACAGACGGAGGGAACTGTCAACGAGGTGGAGATGCCGGTGATAAGCGAGAACGCGCCGGCGGACCGAAAGGCGGCGCAGTTCGACATCATCCGGCAGAGCAATCCCTTTGACGCGGAGCTGGGGGATCACACATGGATCAAGAGCGCGGACGACGTTCTGACCTACCCGGAGGCCATCGACAACTTCGGCGGCGTGGAGGACGTGACGCCGGACTTCCGGGCCGCGGACGTACAGGCGGCGCTGGACGGCGGAGAGGTCACCGTATACAGCAGCTATCCCATCGAGCAGGGCACCTTTGTGACGCCGTCGCGCATGGAGGCACAGAGCTACGCCGGGGACGGAGCGCAGGTATACAGCCGGCGGGTTCCGCTGTCTGACGTGGCGTGGATCGACGAAGTACAGGGACAGTATACCGGGCCGGTGGGCGAGAACACCAGGGCCGTGGAAATGCCGGTGATGGGAGAAAGCACGCCGAGCGCATTTGTGCGGGAGGGGAATATCATCCGGCGGGATACCTCTGAGGCGACGCCGGCAGATGCCATGACGTGGCAGGATGTGTACAACTACGAGAGCCGCAGCGACGCACCGGCAGAGGTGACACAGGAGCCTGTCTCCGCAGCGGACCGGGCGGAGATGGATGCCTATATGGACGCGCTGGCGCAGGATGAGAACATCCTCACAGATGATCCGTACACGCCGGCGGATGCCGTGTATGACGCGCAGCTCCGACGGCTGGCGGAGAGCGAAGCACCTCCGGCAGCAGAACAGGAGCAGGTCCTGCAGGCCGACCTGGACGAGCTGGCCGGCCTGTACGCCGACCAGGCGGACGTGATCGGGCGCAGGGAGTACCTGCAGGACGCGACCTCTGACATGGTCACGGACAGGACCACACCGAAAAAGCAGAGCAAGCGAGAGGCTGCCCGCGAAGCGTGGGACTTCTTCTACCGGAAGATGGTGGATGCCGGGCACAGCGTCACGAAGCTGTCCGAGGCGGTCAGCGATCCGTACCTGTATCAGTTCTACAACCAGGCACGGGCGTCGTCCTCTGCCGGGGTGAACATGATCACGGATGCCCAGACGGACGTGAGGGGCAGGAAGGTGGGGGACAGCCTCAACGATGTGTTCTCGCCCATCCGCGCAAGAGGGGAGGATCTCTACCACGACTTCCAGCTCTATATGTTCGACCTGCACAACATCGACCGTATGAGCCTCTCCGAGGGAAAAGCGGAAAAGGTGCTGGAGGCGAAGGCGGCGCTGCGCGACTTCGACACCGAAAATCCGGACATCCGGACGGACACCGCCGCCCAGCTTCACCGGCTGACGGAGGATCCGGATCCGGACATCGCGGCGCTGGCGCGTGAGAGGGAGAGGCTGCTGCGAAATTTGGACAAGGCCGAGGCCATCCAGGACAAGCCGGTGTTCGACTATGAATTTTCCGCAGAGGACAGCCGGGCCCGCGCCGAAAGGCTGCTGGCGCAGCACCCGGAGTTCGCGGAGTACCAGGCACAGGTACGGAAGTACATCGACAACATGATGCAGTACCGGGTGGACAGCGGGCTTATGACACAGGAGAACGCGGACTTCCTCAAGGAGTTCTATCCCAACTATGTGCCCACCATGCGCGTGCAGGACAAGAACGCCGCGGGCCGGGGCCGGGATCTGAACGCGGTGCGTATCGGCAAGACGGTGGGCCGCGCACAGGGCGGCACGGAACGCCTGGTGCCGCTGCATGAAGCGCTGGGCAAGCAGACGATGAAGGTCGTGCGCGAGGGCAGCAAAAACCGCTTCGCGGACCGCATGCTGCGCGACTATCTCCGGACGGGCGACACGGACGCGGTAAACCGCTACGTCAAGGAGGCGAGTCAGTACGAGCATGAGTTCAACCCAGAGACACTGGACGATGCCGCCATCGAGAGGCCCAGCAAGGACAAGATCGTCACGGCCTATATGGATGGCAAGCTGTGGGAAATGACGGTGGACGACACGTTGTTCGACGCCGTAAAAGCGCTGTCGCCGGACACGGCGGAGAGCAATAAGCTGACGCGCGTGGCCCGCGGCGCCAACAACCTGTTCAAGTCGCTGGTAACGGGCTACAACCCGACGTTCCTTGCCAGGAACGTGATCCGAGACCTGCAGACTGCGGGGCTCAACACGCGGGACGCTGCGGCGTTTGCGCGGAACTATCCGCGGGCACTGGCGGAGATAAAGAACAACGGGGAATACTGGCAGCTCTACAAGGCGCTGGGCGGCGTCTACTCCTCCGTATTCGACTACACCACCGGCACCGTCAAGGAGCCGAAGGGACGGATGGGCAAGGTAATGGCGCGTGTGGAGGCGCTGAACATGGCGGCGGAGCAGGCCCCGCGTCTGGCGGAGTTTATGGGCGTCATGCAGGAGGCGGAGGCCGCAAAACAGCGCGGCGAAGCGGTAAGCGACCTCGCGGCCGAGGCGGACGCGCTCTACGCCGCCGCGGATATCACCGTAAACTTCGGGCGTGCCGGCTCTCTGGGCAAGGTGCTGAATGCCAACTATGTACCCTTCCTGAACCCCGGCGTGCAGGGCCTTGACAAGCTTGTCCGGCGGGTAACGGAGACCAAGGGCGCAAAGGAGTGGGCCAAGCTGGCGGCGCGGGCCGTGGCGCTGGGCATCGCTCCGTCCCTGCTAAACGCGCTGCTGTACCACGACGATGACGAGTGGGACGATCTGCGGGACAGCGACAAGGACACGAACTATATGTTCAAGCTGGGCAACGGCTACTGGCTGAAGATCCCGAAGGGACGCGAACTGTCCCTGCTGGGCATCACGGCGGACCGCGTGGCGGATGCGGTGAGGGGGGAGGACGTGGACATTCTCTCCACCATCAACACCATGGGCAACCAGGTCGCCCCGGCGAACCCGCTGACCAGCAACATCTTTTCCGCGCTCATCGACTCCCAGCTCCTCGACCCGGACAGCCCGGGGCGGACGTGGTACGGCGGAGACATTGAGAGCCAGCGCCTGCAGAACTACGCACCGGGCGAGCGCTACGACAGCAGTACGGACGTGTTCTCCAAGGCCGTGGGCAAGGCGCTGGGCATCTCGCCGAAAAAGCTAAACTATGTGCTGGATCAGTACAGCGGCGTACTGGGCGATTTCCTCCTGCCGAAGCTGACACCGCAGGCCGAGCGCGGTATGTTTGAAAAGGCCTTCACGGTGGACGCCATGAGCAGCAACCGCGTAAGCGGCGACTTCTACGACGAGGCCAACGAACTGAAGTATGCCAAGAACGCCGGCGACGTGGCATCCGGCGTGGTGAGCCGCTGGTGGAACAAGCAGCAGACCGCCTGTTCCGACCTGTGGAAACAGATCCGCGAGGTGGAGGCATCCACGGAGCTGTCCAACAGCGAGAAGAAGCAACAGACAAGGGAGCTGAAGGCCATCGTGACCGGTATCCAGAAAAACGCCATCGCACAGGAAGACGTGTTCCGCACCGCTGTGGAAAGTCACCTTGCGGCCGGAGAGGATGAGGACACCGCGTACCGCGAGGCCAACAAGGACTGCTTCGGCGCCGAGTACGCCCTGCAGGTGTACAACAAGGATGTGTACGAGAGAGCACAGGATGCGAAGCAGAACGGCGTGTCCTATGACGATTTCTATACATACTACTTCGGAACAAAGGGTATCAAGGCCACCAGCACGGAGAGCGCCGTGTCCCAGAAGTTCGACTACCTGCAGCGGTCCGGCATCAGCGAGGACGCACAGGCGGAGATCTATTTTGCGGACATGGCCAGCGACAAGACGCTGCTCACACAGGCCGAGCTGGAAATGTCTGCGGGGATCACGGCGACGCAGTATTACAACTACAAGGCGGCCACGTCGCCCATGAGCAAGAAGGCCGAGAAGCTGGAGGTCATCGCGGCCATGGATCTGACCTCCGAGCAGAAGGACGCACTCTACTACTCGGAAGGGTGGGCCGAGAGCAAGATCTATGAAGCACCGTGGCGCACCGGCAGATCCGCGGGCGTGTCTATGCCGGTGCTGGGCGACAGCGGCGTGACCATGCCTGTGCTGGGGAACCAGGGGAGCTCCGGCGTACAGATGCCGGTGCTGGGCGGCGGCACGGTGAAAATGCCGGTGCTGAAGTAAAGAAGGGCGCATAGAGAAGCCGGAGAGCTTAGGCTCTCCGGCTTTATGCTTGTTAGGCTAATTCACCATAACTGGTTTCTCAACAATGGAACAGAAGGGGCACGCCTTGTACCCGTTGCTTAGGGCAAGCTCTGTATTGAATATCCAGTATCCGGCCGACAGGTCACATTTCGAGCAGGTGGGATCCCGGTGATACATACGTCCACCGGTAGGAACTACACAGGCGTTGTCTGCGTAAAGGGAGAGGGCGTCAAGCTCATCCCGTAGGCCCTTGACGGTGGACGTGAGGTTCGATATGCTGGTGCGCGCGTTGGCGTTGTTCTCCTGGGCGTCAAGCAGGTCTGCGCGGCACTCTGAGTAGGAGATCTCCCTCGCTACGCTGATGGCCAGCGAAGCAAGCAGCGCGACGGAGAGGATGATCACTGCGGTAGAGGGCCTGCGCCTGCGGCGTTTCTTTGGGGACACAGCGCGGCGCGGATCATAACCGCAATCGCAGGGGGAGCCGGAATGATTTAGACAGCCGCAAGCCGGACAGGTGTACCATGTGTCCGTGACAGGCTCGTCTGGCACCTCGGTATAATCGACGTCGACAAAATCCATAGCGATACCTCCTTTATGGCCTTAGAATAAACGAGGCATCGGAATTTGTCAAATGCTATAGCAATTCTTGTCCACATTCTGTCCACATTTTTTCAGAAAAGCACAGAAAAACGTGGCAAAAAGAGGAAACGGACAGAAAGCGACCATGTGGGAAAAGCCTTGTGGCACAAGGCTTACGGGGAAAATTTGATAAAACGTGGAAAGACATAAAAAATCAAAAAGGGCATGGGCAACAATCCTATGGTCGGTGCGACCGTGGCCGTGGCCGTGGCTGTGGCGGAAGCCGTAAAAGCTTGATGGCACAAGGGCTGCGGGATTTTAGACAAAATTGTGACTTCCTAAATAACGGGCGACGAATAGGCCGAAAACCCGGTTTTGTCCACATTTTGTCCACATTTTTTCTGGACGTGGACAAGAAATAGGCGAGAAAAGAGCGCTGCCGGCGGCAGCGCTCTTTAATTTGCGGCATACAGGCTTTCAAGCTTTTTGGCCGTGTCGGCCTCCATTTGCTGCGTGAGGTGCTGGTAGATGTTGAGGGTGGTTTTGATATCCTTGTGACCGAGGCGCACCTGCACCGCTTTGGGAGGAACTCCGGCGAGGAGAAGCTCCGTGCAGTGCGTGTGCCGCAGCGAGTGGTAGTCGAAGGTGGGGCAAATGGCATCCGGGGATCGGACGCGGGATACCTTGCCGTTCTTCTGCACATTCCGCCAGCCGTGGATCACACGGCAGCATTCCTGCATGGTACGCGGACGGATAAGGGAGCCGTCGTCATTGACGTTAATCATGTGGATCTCCGTGCCGATGCCATCGGTGTTGAGTGTAAATGGGGGGACATCGTCCGCGGAGCTGCGTGCCGGGGTGATATATTGCCGTTGGAAATAGGGACCATAGGAGAGCTGCGCCTCCCGCTGGTGCTGCCGGGTACGTCGGAGCAGCGCCAGCGTTGCGCTGTCCAGCTGGATGGTGCGGTAACTGTCGTACTTCGGGGGAGCGAAATACAGCTCATCCGGAGAGCGCCTGCGTTCCTTCGGCGAGGTATCGCCGCCTCCGGGGCGGTATTGGATCTGACGGTTGACAGACAAGGTGGCAGCGCCGAAGTCTACGTCCTCCCACTGCAGGGCGAAAGCCTCGCCGAGCCGGAGGCCGCAGCGGTAGCCGAGAACAAGCGGGATGTGCATGGGATGCCCCTCCGGGAAGCGCTCGAATATCCGGCGAATGGTATCGGCGTCCAGAACGCCCCGCTGCTTAGTGCGCGTCTTTAGCATGGGCTGCGCTCCGCGCCGGGGGAGTTCGGCGTCCGGCACGGGGCTATTCTGGATAAACTTCATCTTTTTGGCGTATTTCATGGACTTGCTGAGGATGCCCTTTACACCCGCGATGGTGTTGCGGCTGTATCCGCGGTTGAACAGGTCGTCGATGAGCGCCTGCACAGAGGCGGTCTGGAGCGCAGATATGGGGTATTTGCCGATGGCGGGGACGATATGGTTCTTTATCTTCTTGCGGTAGTTGGTGAGGGTGGTATCTTTGAAGTTGGAAACACCGTAATTATCCAGCCAGTAGTTGAGGAAATCGGCCACGCTCATTTGGGACGGAGTGAACTTTAGACCGGAGTTCCGGTATTCCTGCCAGGCTGTCATGCCGGCGGCGTATGCCTCGCCGGCGGTATCGAAGCCGGCGCGGGAGATCCACTGCCGCTTGCCGCCGACGGACGCGGACTCGAAGCGGTATTCGTATTTCTTGCCTCGCCGGCGGGTAAGCACTTTACTGCCCATCTTTGTCACCTCCCGGCTCGTGGCCGATAAAAACGGTGTGGGATCGCTTCGTATACCGGGAAGACATACGAAGCAGACAGTGGCCCATGACGCAGGCGGCGGAAGTATTCGAGCCGGCCATAAAAGCACCTCCTTGCTATTTCTGAATTGCCCGCGCCGGGAAACCGGGACGGGCTTTTTATTCAGCGGCGGGAAAAGTCCAGAAAGATCACACGACCTTCCCGGTGGATGCGGAGGGGTTTTTCCTGTACCGATCCCCGATGTATTCTGCGTGGGCCATCATCTCCTGTTGACCTTGCTCTGTGACACTGCGGTAGATGTCCATCAGATGGGCCTCTGCCTTCGAGTATACTTCGCTTGTACCGGCGGAAGGGGACGCAATTATAATATCTGCGTTTTTATAAAGCTCCGCTTCATAAGCGGATAGATCCTTTGGGATCCCCCACATCCTAAGTAATCTCAGCTTTTCGGATATGGTTTTTGCAGAATTGAAGTCCTCGTATTGATCCGGCTCCCATGTGGGGTGCCACCCCAATAAAGTGGCCGGGCTTGCATCTAAAACATCAGCAATAGCAGCGAGTTGATCGGACGGTATGTTTGCAATAACGCCATTTTCGTAACGGCTAAGAGTCTGGCGCGTGAGTTTTACACAAGTCGCCAATTCTTCCAAGGTCAGCCCCTTTTGCTTGCGGAAAAACTTGATACGATCTCCTTTGGTCAATGTTTGGTACCTTCTTTCTGTGTTATTGATACCAGCCATTATAACATATTTGTTACGGATTGCAACCATTATTTATTTAGCAACTTAAAATTGGTACTTGACAAGTGCTCTGATGTGTGTTATTTTCTTTGTAACGTGAGGCGTAACAGAAAGGAGGGATAGACATGGTTAATACCAAAAAGCTTCGTGGAATTATTGCGGAAAACGGCTTGTCCCAAAGCAAAGTAGCTAAGCTCCTTGGCATGTCACCGAAAGGGTTTTACGACAAAATGAAGCGTGGCGTGTTCGATAGTGATGAGATGGAGCAGATGATAGACATCCTCGGCATCGAAAATCCGGTGGAGATTTTTTTTGCAAAGGATGTTGCGTGACACGTACCAAATGTGAGTGCCTTTTAAGAGAGAGAGGCGCAAAAAAACAGCCGAAGGGAGGGGGCTGGAATGAGACCAGAGGAGTTGATTAGACAGAAAATCAAAGAACGCGGCATGACAATGGCCGCGGCAAGCAAAATGTCAGGCGTGAAGTATTCGACGCTGCAATCCGCACTGGCGGGGCGGACGAAGCTGAACGTCTGCGCGTATCTGTCGCTGTGTCTGCTGCTGAGCGTGGATCCCCGCGCATACAGAAATGCAGGGTGAAGATTATGACGGTTGATGGTCAACGAACGGATGACCGTCTTGTGAGACGGTAAGAGGGAGGTAGTTTAGCTTGAACAAAACCTTATACCGCCCGTTTTTGGCGGCGCATCAAAAGATTCGCCCCCTGGCGGCGACGCTGGTGGAAGCAGCGGCGGAGCAAGGGGCGACGCTTGAGGAGCTGGAAATCGCGGCGGACATGGCACTGAATGCGTACCGAGATGCCATGGACAGGTCAGCGGTTCCGCTTGCGGAGTTCGAGGGCGAGGCCAAGGCCGCCCTCGACAGCATCTAAGAACACCTTTTCCTTTTCGGCGAGGGTGCAGTTGGGGTGTGTGCGCATGAAGTCTGATAAATGCGCCTGCGCCCACGCAAAGGCCATCATCTGTTCATAGCGCGAATAGATGGAATCGGCCTCATCGGGAATGGGCTTGTAGGAATCCATGAATTTCACCTCCTTTCGCCACCAGTATAGCATGGCGCGGAGGTGGGTGCAAGAGATAGGACAATCCTGCCTTGGCATAGGCAAGGTGTGAAAAAGCAGTCGAGGGAGGAGGTGAGGGCGGACGTGTGGGTTCGTAACGAGATACACCGCCGCAAGGACGGCGGTGTGACCATAAAGCCGCGGTTCGTCGGCTGGAAAAGAAAGCCTCACAGGACGCGGCGGGCACTTATCCGCCAGCACCGCGGTCGATGAGGAACGTTTCGGGCCGCAGTACGCCGCAGGCGTAGGGCAGGCCGGGGATGTAGGACTTCAGCCGGTGGCGAAGCTCGCTGGGAGAGCAGGACGCCCCGATCTGAAAGGCGCGGTCAAACACCGGGATAGCGCCGCCGAGCGCGCCGGACTTCAGCATGGATGGGATAAGCGCCTCCGGCGGCGGATCGCGGAACACAAGGAGCATTTCACAGTAAGACAACATCTCACCACCTTTCGCTGCCAGTATAGCACGGCGGCGGGGCGGGCGCAAGAGAGGAGGGCAGGACATGACGAACATAGAACAGCTGCCTCGGCTGCTGACGGTGCCGGAGGTGGCGGAGCTGCTGGGCGTCAACCAGGGGAAGGTACACGAGCTGCGGAAAAGCGGTCTGCTGCCTTTCTTGAAGCTGGGTGCCTACAAGTGCCGCCCGGAGGCGCTGGAGGAATTTCTGGCGAAATGGGAGGGCTGGGACATTTCAAACCCCTACCAACCGTGCGAAATGAACCCGGCGGAGGCCGGGGGCAAATAATCAACAACAGGAGGAAAACAACATGAAGCATGAGACTTTGAGTATTTGGAACGCGGAGGACTTCACCCGCCCGGAGAAGCTGGCGGCGCTGCGCGTGGGCGACGAGGTCGCCTTCCAACTCAAGAACGGCAAAGATGCCGCCTTTGTGGTGGCGGACATCACCGACAGCGTCCTTACCGGCTGCCTTTTTAAGGGCGTGCGGGACATGGCCATGTACGACGGCCGCCGCTGGTGGAACACGGACTATGTGAACTACCCGGAGAGCGACGCCGGAGAACGCCTCAACGAGGAGCTCCTGCCCCTGCTGCCGGACGAGCTGGCGGCACTGTTGGTGGAGCGCACCATCACCCAGACGGTGGACGGAGAGGTGTACACCTGCACGGACAAGCTGTGGCCCCTGTCCGCGGTGGAGGTGTTCGGCAAGGACGCGCCGGACTGGATGCAGCGGGACGACACGCCGGACAAGCCCCTGCCGTTCTTTGCCGAGAGCCAGAGCAACCGGAAAGCGTACCTGTGGTATGCCTGGCTGCGCTCGCCGTATGCCAGCAGCAGCGACTATTTCTGCTATGTGTACACGTCGGGCACCGCGGCCACCGGCGTTGCCAGCGTTTCGCGTGGCGTGGCCCCCGGCTTTCGCATCGACATCAAGGCCAAGACGGCGGAGCCGGCGCAGGACTGATCAGAAAGGCTATCCCCCGGCGCAAGCCGGGGATACGAAAGGAGCAGAGCATGAACAAGAGAAAGAGCCGCGGCGCCAAGTTCGCCGAAGGGGAGCAGGCGGTGTGCCTCACCCCGGCGGCCGCAGAGAGAAACGGCGGGCACCCGCCCATAGGCACGGTACTCCGGGCCACGAAGCGGAACGGCGCGTGGGCCTACCAGGTGCAGGTACGGGACACGGACCGCATCGAGACCTGGTATGAGGACACGATGGGGAGGCTGACGGTATGAGCGCCTTCGGATGGATATGCGCCTATATCGGCGCGGCGTGGCTGGCTGGGGCGGTGCTGAAATGCGTGGAGGCGCTGGGCCGGTGACAGAGACACGGATGGAACGGAACCGGCGGGCGCGGGC